GGCTTTTTTGTTGTTAAAAATATCAAATAATAGCACTTTAAAAACATGAATTAACTTTGACTTTGATAAACATTGCATCATGGCCTATCTTAAAATATCAGGAGAAGTTGGTTACGATATAACGCTGTACAGTGTTGTAAGTGCCGTTCAGGAGCTAAAAATAAGCTCGGTGAATTGTCCGCACTTCAAATTGACATAACAAGCGAAGGCGGTTCAAGCGTTGAAGGCAGGCAAATTTACGAATATCTCAAAGGCTTAAATATACCGCTCCATATCAATGCGGTAAACTATGTTTGTTCAGCGGGATTTACTATTTTCATGGCAGGCAGCCGCAGGACAGCGCAGGACAATAAAACAGAATTGTTAATGCACAGCCCTTTTTATGCGCCTGATTTAGACGATTTGTTTTTGGGCATTAGTTCAGAGGATGCCGACGAAATAAAACAGGCTATTGTTGAAGAAAAGAAAAAGTTATCAAGCATTTACAGCGATATTCTTGGTATCGAAAAGGAAACCATTGAATCACTGATGGACAGCAATCAGATTATGAACACCGAAACCGCCTTAAAACTCGGTGTTATTTCTGAGGTGCTTGTTACCGAAACTGAACTATCAACAGAAGCAGTGTACAATATTGCCGCTAAATGGTATGTGAGCAAAAAACATGAATCCTTAATTAAAAATCACACTACAATGGAAAACAAAGAATTGAAAAACCTGACTGAAAAGGTGGAAAAACAGGAAACCTTTTTATCGAAAATCTGGAACATGCTGAAAAAGCAAATTAAAAACCTGTCGATTGCTTCCGACGAAGGTCAAACGCTTGAAATCGAAGGCGACGTACTGGAAGTTGGCGTTACCGTTACCAATGTAACCGATGGTGTTTTTACCGTTATGTATGCCGACAAAAAATGGACTGTAACCGTAGCCGGCAGCGTTGTTACCGACTTGGTGGAAATTGTTGAAGAACCACAAACCGAAGACGTGGAGGCGCTGAAAACCGAAAACGCTAATCTGAAGACCGAAGTTGAAGAACTGAAAAGGCAGCTCCAGAACAAAGCAGACCTCGAAAAAAAGGTTGCTGACAACGAAGCGTACATTGAAAAGCTGCGTTCTTTTACGACTAAATATCAGAAAGAGGATGGCAGTTTCGATTTTACCGGCTCTACCGGTGTTGGTGGTGGCGAAGGAAACAAACGCGACGGCAAAACCATTGCCGCTGAAATCAAAAACAAGAAAAAAGAGTAATTAACCCTTAATTTTAATAAAACAATGGCAACATCAAAAATTGATTTTTCGACTATCACAGCCGCAATACCTGAAGCCGTTCAGGAGCTTCGCGACATGATAAAAGAAGCTGTATTTCAGCACCCCGCAATTACCGAAATGGTAACTGTGGTTGACGGAATTGTGTACGGTAAAAAGGTAGGTTACTATGGCAAACTCGGCGATGTCGGTATGAAGAAAGGTTCAACCGGCTGTTCACTGAACACCATTGCCGCAAGCGTAACTACTTCAGAAAAAAGCTGGGTGCCTGGCGCTTGGGATACTCGCCTTGAATGGTGCGCTGATGACATTAAAAACACCGTCGCTGCAAAAGGCCTGAAGAAAGGTATCAACCGTTACGACATGACCGACACCGAATACATGACCCTTGTATCGGAATTGGTTCAGGAAGCATTGGTTGATTTCGTGCAACGTATCGTATGGTTTGGCGACCTGACCGCAGCCAACACAGACGACAGCCCTGCCGGTTACATTTCACCCGCTAAAGACGTGAAGTTTGTAAACTTCTGCGACGGTCTTTGGAAACGCGCCCGCGCTATTATTGCCGCTGCTCCTGCTCAGCGTGTAACCATTTCGGCAAACGCCCAGACTACTACGCTGCACAAAAAGCCGGTTATCGAACGCTAACGCCTTGATGCTGTTCAGAACATGATTTTGACGGCCCCGATGGAACTCCGTCAGGAGCTTCTGAAAGGCGGCTACATGATTGCGCTGACTCAAATGTTTTACGACAAGGTTGCTGCAAACTTCAAAAGTTTCGAACTTGAAAGCATGAAAACTAACTTGGAAAACGGACTGACCGGTATCAAAATAGAAGGCGTTCCTGTCGTTCCTGTGCCGTCGTGGGACGTTATGATTAACGAATGGGAAAATACCGGCACCAAATGGCGTGATCCGCTTCGTGGAATCCTATTCAATAAAGACCATGCACTTTTGGGCGTGCCTTCAACAACCGAATGGGGTATGTTCGACGTGTTCTTCGACAAAGTAACGCGCAAGGTTTACATTGACATGGACGACACTGTTGACACCCAGTGGGCTTTCGACAACTTGGTAATGGTTGCAATTTAATCACATCAAAAAGAAAGGAAAAACAACATGCCTGCAACATACTGTGAAATAGCAAACGATATACTGATTAACTGCACCAACCCGCCTTTAAGGGGCGCAAAGGACAGGGTAATCATTATACCTCGTCGTTCTGTTAGCGCAATTACGCTGAACAGCACAAATCATCTCATTGTTGAGGGAATAACGATTGAAGCCGGAGAACGCGCCTTCGAATATATTGGTGATGGCACTTTGCTTTCGCCTGCAAATTCGATGGTACGCGATGAATTCGGAATCCGTTACCCCCACAGATTGCCCTTCAAAGTTCACAGCGCAACTCCGGCAACCAAGAAAGAGTTGGAATACCTGTCGAAAGAACGCGAAGGTGTGATTGTAATTCTCGAACAAAATTATCAGGGCGACAGTGGAAATGCTAAATATCTGGTCTTGGAAAAGATGCCGGTCTTTACGTTACCCTGTTGGCAGATGAAGAAGGCCGTAACATTTACTCCATTGAATTAACTTCAATGGATGGTTACGAAGAACCGCACATGCCGGCAAACTTCTTTATCACATCAACAGCTACAACTAAATTAGCTGTTGAAGCCTTGCTTGTGGCAACTTCTGCATAGTTTCTCATGGTTGGGTTTTAGGTTTACTCAAGGCTCACTTCGGTGGGCTTTGTTTTTTTTATGCCCGTTTATTGCCGTTCTAAAAAATTGATTATATTTGCAGAAACCAAACATCAAACCATGCCTGCCGAAAACAAAGAATACGAAGCCTGTTTAATTGAAAAAGAAGACTGTCCTGCTATTTGCGATGGCTGTCCAAACTTAGGAACAATCAAACAAAATAAGTACAACAACGGCACGGAAAACACGCCTGAAAACGCCCGTAAATTCTTGGCCGATTGGGTAAAACAACACGGCATTAATTGGGATGAAACAAGCGAATTGGCTGATGTTTTGGTTGGCTATGCTAAGTACCTGAATAATGAGTAAGCATACAGGCATAATCCTTTATGTGGCGTTCAGTCTATTACTTATTTGCTCACAAATTGTTGTGTTCCGGCATTTCATCAACTCGGAAAATGACCGCATAAAAACGCCTGAAAACAAGTCAAAACAAAAAATTGAATACAATGTTAGGGTTTCGTGTTACTCAGCGATAAAAGAACAGTGCGGAAATGACAATGGTATCACTTATACAGGCGACACGGTACATCTTGGCGGCTGTGCTATCAGTCCTGACCTGCTAATGAATACCGCATTGAAGTTTGGCGACACCATTATTTTACTTGGAACACCGAAAGACGGTCAATATGTCATTAATGACCTAACCGCAAAGCACATAAAAAGCACAATTGACATCTATTTGCCTGATACCAAGAAAGGCGGTTTCTGTGAGCGTGGAGTAATAAGACTGAAATAAGGGTATATTAAGACCCAAATAAGGCAGGATAAGAAACTATTTGCAAAAATATCAAACAATTTACTTTTGAGGTTTGGGATTAACTTTGTTTCATAAATCTTTATCATGGAACAACTGGTTGAAATATTGCAATTTATTCAAAGGACTCAGTCGGTTGTACGTAAATACCCGCAGCGTTTTTTACAGCAAACCAACAACGAATTAATGCGAAACTATCCCGATATTCACAGGGATTTACAACGGCATTACTACGCTGTTTTTAAGGAGAAAATTGAATCAACAGGTTGTGGGAGTTGCTTTCTCGACAAATTCATGGAGCTTAAATCACTAAAAATATCCCAAATGGCTGAAAAAATTCAAATTCAAAGCAGGCTGAAAGACGGCATTGTCGTTCAAATGGATGGTGAATACTACTCGAATCGCTCGCCTCATCTCACCAATGAAATTTGCGACGAGATTTACAAGAAATACGGTGCTTCGTACTTCGATTACTACAAGCATACGGTGAGCGCAAAGCCCGATGCAGAGTTTGGCGAAAACATCACGGCTGACGATGTACAAAACTTCTTTCATAAGGTGCCGCCCACGAACGACCAGTTGAACGAAGCCATAAAACAGGTGGAACCCGAAAAGCCTAAAAAGGAAAAGAAACCACGAAAACCACGACAGCCGAAAGCCGAAAAACAGCCGAATACTAAAAAGGCATGATAAACTATATCGCAACTGACACGTTAACGACTAATGTCGAAAGCCGGAATCTGGGAATTGTCAATTTTGGCACTGACAACCTATACCCAAATTATAGTGCAATTATCAGCACGAATAGTGCCGGGCTTCGCAGGTGCTTAAATGTGTTTCAATCGTTCGTTTACGGTGCAGGAATGACCGTTAATTCAGGTTTTTGGAAAATGCCTGTCAATATTTACGGATTACGCGTTGACCAACTTTTACGCAGGCTTGTATCAGAATATTCAACTCACAAAGGGTTTGCGTTTAAGGTGATTTACAACGCCGCCTTTGAGCGTGTCGGTGTTGTTCCTGTGAACTTTGAACAGTGCCGCCTTGTTTTTCCTGATGATGCCGGCAGGGTTACGCAAATTAAGGTGTGCAAGGACTGGAGTGCAAAAAGGATAAATGCAGAGGATGTAAAAACCTACGATGCTTACACCAACGACATTGATACCATTATTCGACAGGTTGAACGTGCAGGCGGCTTTGACAAATGGAATGGACACCTATATTACTACGGTGCAAACGGCGAGGTGAAGTACCCACATTCAATGTTTCACGACGTACTCGAAGACTGCCTTTCGGATATTGCTATTAAAAAGGGTAAAACAGCAATGTTCACACTAATTTTATGGCATCTCACCTGTTGCAATTACCGTTTAAATTCGACGATATTGTAAAAAGCAACAGTGCGAATACTGTAAATATCAAAGCTGAAGCAGAGGTACAGCGGGAAGCATTCAAAGAAGAAATAAAAAGTTTCAGGCAGCCGAAAATCAGGGTAAGATACTGTTGATTGAAAACCCCTTTGAAGGACCAAAACGGTAATATAATACCGATTAAACTTGACAAATTCGATATTCAGGACTATGACAAGGTTTCGAGCTAACCGAAAGAACGATAAAAGACAATATCAGGGGCGCTTACCAAATTCCTGCGATACTTTTAGATCCGGTCGCAACTGGTTTTTCGACTGAAATCATGCAATCGTTCTACAACTACTACAACATTATTACCGCAAAAGACCGCCAAATTTTCGAAGAGGTTTTCATGGAAATATTTAGTTTCTGGCACGGTTCGCAGGCTTCGAATGACTACTCGATTAAACCGCTTCAGTACA